CCAGAGAACTTTAGAAGATTGGGCTAGGTTTAATATTAATAACAGAACCAGTCACGATGCTTCGATAAGTTCTGGATTAGCTATAATGGCTTGTAACAGGAATAGATACGCACCGATAAATAAGGTGACAAGAAAAAATATAAATCTAGGATTTAAGAGATACGATAATACTGGAGAATTTTCAAAAATAATAAATAAATGAACGTAGGCGCAAACCCAAATAGTGTATTTCCTAGCCAAGTAGTTAGTGACGCTGAAAAATCAAGCTTTGAATATGGCGTACAGGTTGGACGAGCTGTAGAGTCGGAGTGGTTTAGACAAGGTGGAATGGGAAATAGATTCTCACAAAACTACAATCATTATCATACCCTAAGACTTTATGCACGAGGAGAGCAGCCGGTACAGAAATATAAAGATGAATTAGCAATAAATGGCGACTTGTCTTATTTGAATTTAGATTGGCAGCCCGTTCCAGTTATATCTAAATTTGTAGATATCGTTGTTAATGGTATTACCGAAAAAGAATTTGAAATAAAGGCATACGCTCAAGACCCTGAAGCTATAAGAAAAAGGACTGAGTATGCCGAAGCTATTATGCAAGATATGATAGCTAAAGCTCAGATTGAACAACTTAACGCTGCAATCGGAGTAAATACATTTAATACTGAAAACCCAGAAAACTTACCACAGTCAGAAGAAGAGCTATCGCTTCACATGCAACTTGATTATAAGCAATCTATTGAGGTAGCTGAAGAGGAAGTTATAAATCAGGTTTTAGCTAAGAATAAGTTTAGTGAAGTAAAGAAAAGATTTAACTATGATTTAGCCGTGTTAGGTATTGGAGCTGCCAAGACGACTTGGAATAAGTCTGAGGGAGTCGTTCTAGACTACTGTGACCCTGCTCGCTTAATTTATTCTTATACAGACGATCCGAACTTTGAAGATATATATTATGTAGGTGAAGTAAAAGCACTTACAATTCCTGAGTTAAAAAAACAATTTCCTGATATTTCAAAGGAAGAGTTAGAAAGAGTAGAAAAAATGCCTGGCAATAGAGAATATATTACTGGGTGGAATGCTTACGATAGAAACACTGTTCAAGTTTTATTCTTTGAATATAAGACTTACAACAATCAAGTATTTAAAATAAAGCAAGGCCCTAACGGATTAGAGAAGTCAATACAAAAGACAGATGATTTTAATCCTCCTGAAAATGATACGTTTAAGAAGGTGTCAAGAAGTATAGAGGTATTATATACTGGAGCTAAGGTATTGGGTACTAATACAATGCTACAATGGGAACTCTCTAAGAATATGACCAGACCGTTTGCGGACACAACTAAAGTAGAAATGAACTACGTTATTTGTGCTCCTAGAATGTATCAAGGAAGAATAGAATCTATAGTAAGTAAGATTACTGGATTTGCTGATATGATTCAGCTAACACACCTTAAGCTACAACAGGTAATGTCAAGGATGGTTCCTGACGGAGTTTTTTTAGATGTAGATGGATTAGCAGAGGTTGACCTAGGTAACGGAACTAATTATAATCCAGCAGAAGCACTTAACATGTACTTTCAAACTGGTAGTGTATTAGGCAGATCAATGACACAAGATGGTGAAATGAATAGGGCTAAAGTTCCAATTCAAGAACTGCAAACATCAAGTGGAGGGGCTAAGATACAATCTTTAATACAGACCTATCAATACTACCTACAAATGATAAGAGATGTAACAGGACTTAATGAAGCGAGAGATGGATCTAATCCATCTAAGGATTCTTTAGTAGGGTTGCAGAAAATGGCCGCTAACGCTTCTAATGTTGCAACTAGACACATACTACAGGCTAGCTGTTATATATCGCTTAGGATATGCGAAAACATTTCTATGAGAGTTGCAGATTCTTTGGAGTTCGCTTTAACAGCAAATTCCCTAGAAAATAGTTTAACTAAATTTAATGTTGCAACCTTAGCTGAAATAAGCCAATTAAACTTACATGACTTTGGTATATTTTTAGAGCTAGAGCCAGACGATGAGATAAAAGCACAGCTAGAGCAAAACATACAGGTTGCGTTACAGTCAGGCGGTATAGACCTAGAGGACGCTATAGATATAAGGCAAGTCAAAAATCTTCAGTTAGCAAATGAAATGCTAAAAAACAGAAGAAAGAAAAAACAAGCTGCCGAGCAACAAGCAAAGCAAGCTAACATACAAGCACAAGCAGAGGCAAATGCTGGATTAGCTGAAAAATCATCAATGTTTGAAGTGCAAAAACAACAGGCCTTAACTGCCGAAAAGGTAAGTATAGAGCAGGCGAAATCTCAATTTGAAATACAGAGAATGCAGACGGAAGCTCAAATAAAAAGAGAGTTGATGGCTACCGAATTTAATTTTAACATGCAACTAGCTCAAGCTAGATTAGAGTCCGAGAGCTTAAAAGAAAAAGAGATAGAGGACAGGAAGGATGAAAGAGTTAAAATAACAGGAACTCAACAATCCGAAATGATTGACCAAAGAAAAAACAATTTATTACCTAAAAACTTTGAATCTACAGGTAATGATGTATTAAGTGGGGGTTTTGGTTTAGGCCAGTTTGACCCAAAGTAAATTTTTAATTTTTATTATATTATATTATGTCAGGAGAAAAAGAAGAAGTAAAGCAAGAAGGGGAGTTTAAAATAAAGAAAAAGCCTTCAATGAAAAAACTAGGTAAACAGCCTGAAGTTACTAAACTAGATTTATCTGCTAAGAAAATAGCGGAATCAGGGGTAACTAAAGTGGTAATACCTTCTAGCGAAGAAAATCAAGATGCCAATACAAAGCAAGAAACAACAGGTGTGGCTTCAGATGAACAAGCCGGAGTTATACAAGAAGTGGAAACGGAAGTATCACCAAGGGAAATCCCCATTCAAAATGATGAGTTCTCTAATATACAAGAAGTAACCGATGAAGAAGAAACTAAAGACATTGTTCAGGAGTTAAAAGAAGAGAGAAATCCTCTTCCAGAAAATATAGAGAAGCTAGTTTCTTTTATGAAAGAGACTGGAGGCGATATAGAAGATTATGTAAGATTAAATGCTGACTACAGTAATGTAGATAGCAATGCTCTACTAAGAGAGTATTATAATAAAAGTAAGCCTCACTTAGACGCTGAGGAAATATCCTTTCTGATAGAAGACAACTTCTCGTATGATGAAGACCTTGATGATGAAAGAGAAGTACGCAAGAAGAAGCTTGCGTTTAAAGAAGAGGTTGCAGAAGCTGAAGGTTTTTTGGAGGAACTAAAGGGTAAATATTACGATGAGATTAAGTTAAGACCAGGCGTTACCCAAGAACAAAAAAAAGCTACAGACTTCTTTAATCGATATAATGAAGAGCAGAGCTTAACGGAGCAAAAGCAGGACAGGTTTAAGAAAGCTACATCTGATCTTTTAAACGATGATTTCAAAGGTTTTGATTTCAATATCGGGGAAAAGAAATTTAGATATGGCATTAATAACCCAACTAAAGTTGCTTCGGATCAATCTAATCTAACTGATTTTACTGGAAAGTTTCTAGATAACGGAGAAGTTAAAGATTACAAAGGTTATCATAAAGCTATGTATGCTGCTTCAAATGTAGACAAGATTGCAACTCATTTTTACGAGCAAGGTAAAGCTGATTCAGTTAAGGATATAGTTAATAGTTCAAAGAACATTTCCGATAAGCCTAGACAAACAGCTGATGACAGTGTTTTTATTAATGGGTTAAAAGTTAAAGCTATAACTGGAGTAGATTCTTCTAAGTTAAGAATTAAAAAAACAAAATTTTAAAAATTAAAAAAGAAAAAAAATGGGACAATTTGGAACAAACGATCCACTAGGTGCATTTAGCCTAAGACCGATGCCAACTAAAACAACTTTGGCATCAAATTATTTAAACTTTGCTGACGGAAGCGGAAACGATTTTGCACAGCAGTATTTACCAGAAATTTATGAAGCTGAAGTAGAGCGATACGGAAACAGAACTTTATCTGGATTCTTGCGTATGGTTGGTGCTGAGATGCCAATGACTTCTGATCAAGTTATATGGTCTGAGCAAAACAGGTTACATATCGGATATGAGAACGGAGCAGGAAACTTAAGTGTTGTACTTAGTGGTGCTGCAACAGCGGCTGGTTCAACAATTACTTTAGGTTCTGACCATAACATGTCAGTAAGAGTAGGTAACACTGTTGTTATCGCTGATGCTGCTACTGGATTTGTAACATTAAAATGTTATGTTTCTGCTATCAATCAAACAGCTAGAACATTTACCGTATTATCATATACTACTGCTAATTTAACTAGCATTGCAAACGGAGCTGTAAACCTATTCGTTTACGGGTCTGAATTTGGTAAAGGTACAGACGGAATGACTGGTTCTCTTGAGGCTTCATTTACGCAGTTTAACAACAAGCCGATTATCATTAAGGATTCTTATGAAATAAGTGGTTCTGATGCTGCTCAAATTGGTTGGGTTGAAGTTGCTACTGAAGATGGAACATCTGGATATCTATGGTATTTGAAATCAGAAGGCGAAACTCGTCTACGTTTTCAAGATTACCTAGAGATGGCTGTTGTTGAAGGTGAAACTGCTACTGCCGCTTCTGGTGTTGTTAGTCAGGTTGCTTTAGGAGCAGGAATTACAACTGCTGGTACTGAAGGGTTATTTGCTGCAATTACTGCAAGAGGTAACGTATACCAAAACTACGCAAACGGAACTGGAACAGGTGGTGCTGGAGCTAGAAGTGCTTTAGGAGACTTTGATTTAATTTTGCAAAATCTTGACAAGCAAGGGGCTATTGAAGAAAACATGTTATTCTTAGATAGAGCTACATCTTTGGATTTTGATGATATGTTAGCTGCTCAGAACTCTTATGGAGCTGGTGGTACTTCTTATGGAGTTTTCGAAAACTCTGAGGAAATGGCATTGAACTTAGGATTCGATGGTTTTAGAAGAGGTTCTTATGATTTCTACAAGACTGATTGGAAATATTTGAACGATGCTACTACTCGTGGTATGATTGACAACATTAAAGGTGTTATGGTTCCTGCTGGAACAAGCACAGTTTACGATCAAATGCTAGGTACTAACATCAGACGACCATTTCTACATGTACGATACAGAGCTTCTGAAGCTGATGACCGCAGAATGAAGTCTTGGATTACTGGTTCTGTTGGTGGAGCAGCTACTTCTACTTTTGATAAGATGGAAGTAAGTTTCTTATCTGAGAGATGTTTAGTAACTCAAGCAGCTAATAACTTCGTGTTATTCACAGCAGCTTAATTATAAGCAATAAATATTACTTGGGGTCACGCTTTGTGGCCCTAAGTTTTATTTTTTTTATTTATTTATTATATTATATTTTATGAAAGCAAAAGAAAAAACAAAAGACACTTGGGAACTGAAGGACAGAAGATACTATCTTTCTCACGATAAAAGCCCACTAACAATGACATTAGCTAGTAAGCATTCAGAATTACATCCTATGATGTATTTTGACGAGAAACTAGGATATGAAAGAGAGTTAAGGTACGCTACAAATCAATTATCAACATTTGTAGATGAACAAAAAGGCCCTGTAACTCTTGCACATATTGTATTTATACAAGGAGTATTAATGGTTCCTAAGAATAAGCAAAACTTACAAAAGCTATTATCTTTATATCACCCTCAGAGAGGTTTAACGTATAAAGAACAAGATGAGGTTGCAAACGCTGTAAATCAGCTAGATGACATTCAGCTTGAGATAGAAGCATTAAATCTTGCTAACACACTTGAGTTAGAACATGCTGAAGCAATACTAAGAACAGAATTAGGTAGTGCTGTATCTACAATGAGCAGTAAGGAACTTAAAAGAGATTTGATGTTATTAGCTAAAAGCAATCCAGCTTTATTTATAAGTTTAGCACAAGATGAGAATGTTGAGCTAAGAAGCTTTGGTATTAGAGCTGCTGAGGCCGGAATAATAGCATTGTCTTCAGATCAGAAAACATTCAAATGGGTAGTTAATGGTAGAAAATTAATGGAAGTTCCTTTTG